TCTTAGCATCCTTCACCGCTTCTATAGCAGCTACTTTAGTGGCTTGTTTTTGTATATCGGGCAGTAGTTTATCAATCTCCTTGCCCAAGTCCTCAATTTTTATTGTCCCCATATTTTTTTTATATTTGTATCAGCATCGGTTGCGACCTCTCAGGTGAGAGATCATCAAAGCCTCTAAGTGCCTCTTAGCGATTCTTTAGGATCGCTTTTTTTATGTCTATCACTTCCATCACATCGCTCCCCTCACCAATAATCAACACTTTCTTCAAGTCGTTAAGCCTATGTTTCAGATAGCGAAGTTCCTCCACCGTATTCGCTTTTACCTCAGCCAAATTCTCAAATCCTGTGGTTGCTGTATCTCTCAATACTAAGACCTTTACTTTCTGCTTCAATGCCTTCTGTATAGCAGATCGCGTAGTTTGAAGCCCTTCTTTTTCCAATGTCTTCAAATCCGCAGGCAATTCATCAAAAAGAAAATCATAATTTTTGATACCATCCCCATCCATGAAGGCAGGTAGTTGTATTTTTCGGTAAGGAAACTTAGCCCCAAATCCCGCCAACTCATGTGCCGTTTTTATATTTACAAACGCTTCCTTGCTTCCATTCTCGTGCGATGGACTAAGGTAGATACGCTTACCATTCTTTTTATAAAGCTGCTCTTCGGGCAATTCCTGTGCATATTTCTTTTGCAGCAAATTCAGCTTGCTTTGCTTTTTCTTGTGCGTCGTAAAAAACGGATGATTGTCCTCAAACACCCTCTTTTTAGTCCACGCATTGCCTACCATACCCTTTGGTAGCGTATGCGTTTCTATATCTTTTGTGTCGCTCACCGCTTCGTCAGATTGCTCTATACGGCATTTGCATCCCCAGTCTAGCGGTGGTAAGTGATTGTTCCAAAAGCTATCATTAATCGGTTTTACAATGCCGTAATACTGTTTATGCGCCTGTCTAGGATTCGCCGAAAGGCTAGACTTGTATTTAAGGTTAGGATACAAGTCCGCATCCTCCAAGTACTCGCGTAAATCCTTCACCGTCCGCATAGAGCGAGCCACCATCGTACTTTCACTCGTCAACTGATTATGATAGATTTGAAACACCTTTTTATGATCCTCCTCAACATTCAGATAATTTGTGAATTCCTTCGCCTTAAACATGGCAAACTTCTTCAAATTATCTTTGATTTGCTTTTGAAAGATCAACGTCTCCAAGCGGTTATCCTTATCGAAAATGTCGTCCACATAGTTATTGAGCGTCCTGTACGTATGCTCAAATAATAATTGCGAAGCATCCCCCTGCTTTAGTCCTTGTATTTTACTCAATACACCTGTCCTATCGACCGATTGAGCCGATAGCCTAAGCCATCTTTTTTTTAGTTTATCCTTCCACTTTCGTGGAATAGAATCATGCCCTTGATACAGGTTTTCTACTTCCTTTGCCACGCCCCTCGCGTGGCTTAGCCAAAAAAAGGGTTGTCGGCTAAAGCTTTTTTAAGGCGTTCATCCAATAGGGCACTCAACTTCACCTCCTGCTCCTTCTCCCGTTGGGCTATTTCTTCTGGTGTAGGAGCTTGTGGCTCAGGATTATCCTCTACAGGTATGCCAAAGGTCTCTGTGATGAATTCATTAGGTATCTCTTTGTAGTCTAGTAACCCCTTGGTTACCTCCCAAAGCTTGTCTATATCCTTTGTTTTCTGAAATTTAAATGTCTTTCCGTCAAGCGAATAACCACGCTTCATCAGCTTATCCTTGACCTCATGATTAATGAAATTGCTTATCTGACGAATGTCCGCTTGCATAATCATTTCAGTAATACGCTCCCCTACTTCCTCTTTCGCTCTACTACCACCTTCCTCTTTATCACCGATAACCGCCCCATTGATCGCCTTAGACATTTCGGCATTACAACGGTTGATAAGAGCCTCATAAGTCATGTGTACATTGGTGCTTTTTTGCTCCACAAACTCAACCTGTTCCTTATCATCCAAGATCATATAATAAGACGAAGACATATCTTTCAACGCCTTCTCCATCCTTGTCACGGCAGCCGTTTTTTTGACATTCGTACGCCCTACACGCAATGGGCTAGTAAATAATTCCGCATTGTCCACCCATAACGATTGAGCCAACTTTTTAAACAATGCGTGCGGTACGCATTGATTTAGTACGCCTAAGTCTCTGTCTCCACCTATCTCAAATAGCCAGTCGTATATTTTGGCATCCTCACGATAGTTTAATCCTTCTAAGTCATAATGATTTTCAAGATGCAAGCCAAATTCTGGTACCACAAAACTCCTATTCACCAAGCTCACATCATTTACTTTGGCAGTATCCTCATCCATATAAAACTGAATGAGCGAATGCCCGAATGCTATTTTCTCAATCGCAAACCTCAGTAGTTTATCAAACCAAGGGCTTTGAAACTCATTCGTAAGCTCTTCGTCAATCTCATTGGTAGCCGTGTCTATCCATGCGTAAGGATGTCCTTGCACACGGAGGTAACGCAAATTTAATTCTCTTGTGATGTGTGCATCCAATACGATTTGATGATACACTTGGTGTAAGCTGTAACGCCTAGGGTGCTGCACATCCTCAGCACGCTGTAAGGCATATTTCCAATCCTTTATTTTTTTCGGTACGCTATAATGATTATATAGCTGATTGCGTTTGTTTAAGTCTTGCATTTTTTATGTTTTTTTTGTTAAAAGATAGTTTTGCAAAGCCTTCTAAAAGTGGTTGTCTTGCTTCTCTAGCTTAGAACTCCCAAATCTTAAAAGCGAAGTCGTGTCTTCTTCATTTTCACCGACCTCATAAGTAGGCAAATCTGCATTGAGCGCACCGTCGGCTATCTTGGTCAACCATCGAATAGCAGAACTATAGCGGTTTTCTCTCAGCTCAGGCACATTGCGAGGGCTGATGCGTGAAAAGAGGTGGTAAAGCATAATGTCGCACAAATACATCGCGACAAGTTGCTTTTTATGAGCTATGTCAAACACTTGGGCGCAATCGTGCCTAATGCTGAGGTACGAAGTCATTTCTTCGATGGCAGATAGCTCACCATCATCCAAGAGCGAATCATCGCCCTGTGTCAAAGCTTCCAAGTCTCGTTCTTGGATCACTCTCTTCAAATCTTCAAAAGTTAAATAAATCATATCTTAAAATGTTCTGTCCTCTCGTAGGCAGGCTGTAATAGTGTCTATATCCACAGGGATAGTATCGTATTCTTCCATAATATCCCAAGCATACTTGTCTGCATCTAGTGCATCATCCTCATTATTGCTTTTGGAAGGATCAAAGCCCAAAAACTGCATTTTGCCACGGACAAAATGGCGGTTATTCTTTTTCTTTGCATTCCAATAGATGCGACCACGCTGATATTGTGGATGCATCATCTTGATGCGTTGATTTTTATTCTGTGTCGATCGCTCATAAATACCTATGTTCAAGACAATACCTAGTTCCTTTTCTACTTCTTCTATTGTTTGAGTGATGTGCATATCCCAAAACTGTTTTTCGAGATAAAACTCTACTTCTATGCCTTTGGGTAATGACATGATAAATTCGGCAATCCACCACACCACATCGTATATTTCGGCTTGATCTACAAAGCAATCAATCAAGTATTTATCTCGTTTGAGATTGCCCCACACCCTCGCAGCATTGCAGTCTGACCCCTCATTGCTTGTAGGAGCGACATCCCAAAAGCCCACAATCGTATCTAATGTTGCGAGGTCGGGAATCTCCTCCCATTGGATCATTTCTTCTTTAAAAGTCTTACCCTTCATAAAGGGCTTATTATTGTATTCGGCAATCGCTTCTATATCCCCCACCTTACGTTCCATACGGATATAGTAGGCAGGCTTGTAGAAGTCCCATGCCACTTCGTAAGTCGTAGGATTATAGGCATCCACCCGATGAATGATCCAGTCAGAATCGGGATGCGTCACAAAGCTTTCAAACTGGCTGATCTCTTCACTCTCCCAGTTGTCATTTTCTCCTGTAATAAGTCCTGCAATCAGTCTAGGGTGGAAGTGGTTTTGAGGGATAATGATACGCATGCCGTCAGCTCCTGCCGTTAGTGCTACACTTGTTTTCGCCCAATGCGCATAATCATCTTGTCGTGAAGGGTTTTTGAGTGTTTTTTTGTCCTCCCAATCATCAAATATCAAATGGTCTGGTCGCTGATCGTTGATATTCATTCCCCTCGCTTCTTCATCCATCCCCATCGCTTCACAGATATAGCCGTTTTTGGTCACGAAGGAGTCCTTCGTCCATTCCCCCATATTGTACTGCTCACCGAAGTCATGGATCAGTCGCTCGTTAGCCGTAAAGTTCGCACGCAAGCGGTTTACCCATTTGGCAGCCTTGTCTGCTTCTTTATGGATGATTACCGTATAATGAATCTCATCATTGATCCATAGCCAAAGCGTTTCTTTGAAGTTGGTTAAACCCGATTTCATGAGCCCACGCCCCCACTTACGCCAAACCGTGTAATTCTTATCCGCTTTACATTGTTCTGCTGCTCTTATGTGAAAGTCCGCTAACTTCCCACCCTTACCTTGATCTAGGTAATAGGAACAAAAAAACTGAAAATCCTCTTTTGCTCGCTTGATCCGTGCCTGCTGTTCCTCTTTGGATTCATAAGGATTGATAAAGCCTTTATGTTTTTGAAGTTTTTTGACTTTCTTTTCAAAGTCTTCAAGCAGTTTGAGTTCTTTATGGTCTAGCTTCTTACTCACTACTATCTTTTTTATAGTGAACAAAATCTAAAAAGTGCTTTGAATACTCCTTTGCTTTCTCTGGACTCACCTTAGCCGTGTAGCTTATAAATTCATTTCCTATTTCTATGTAAGAGGAAAGATCAAAAACTTCATATTGCTTTATCTCTTTGAGTACAGTTGCTTGATAATCTGTGAGTGTCTTGTCAGGTACTTCATTTTTAGAGAGAGACGTTTTTATTTGCTTATTGATGTCTGCCATTTTCGCATAAGCTTCTTTTAACAGCTCTTTTCTTGACATAGAATAAGCTGTTTTATCCGATTTCCAATCTCCTTTTTCACACCAGTCACTTATTGTTCTATCGTTTAGTCCTAAAATGTCAGCAATTGCCGTAAAAGTCATTTTATGGCGTACATAATAGTCGTAAGCCTGCGCTTTAAGCTCTTCATATTCTTCCTTCTTTTTTCTTGCCATAGCCGTGTCCTTTTCTACAAAAAAAAGGATTGCATACCTTAATATAAATTGCTCATCTGTACAACACAGTAAATCACTAGTTCCTATATAGTAAATCACTAGAGCCTACAAACGAGCTTTTGTTTGTGCTGAAAAATCATTGTTGTTTTGGGTCTTTAATTACAAAACGCAATCAGCCAGCTATGGAAAGATTCTTACTGTCCGACAACTCAATCAACTCCAAAGGCTTTCGAGTCGATATGGATAAGCTAGACCTTGAGAGGTTTAAGAAAAACCCCGTCATGCTCTACAACCATAAAACCCTTATCGGGAGGTGGGAGAACATTGAGTTGAAAGATGGTAAGCTATACGCTACTCCTGTATTCATAGAAGATGAAGATGAAGCGCAAAAGATTAAAAAACGTGTAGAACAAGGCTTCACCAAGGGCGCATCCACAGGCTTGCACCCAGTCAACGTTACGCTTGGAAGCGATGGAGTACCAGAGCTAGAAGCTGAGGTACTAGAG